TGAAACACCGCAGCGAAAGATGCCGACTTGAAAGAAACACCCTCCTTGAGAGTTGATTCAATTGCTTTGACATTTGGAGCAATTTTCTTAACTATGTTTTGCAACTCAGCATCATTAACAACAAGAGCCTCTTCCGCCAACTTTGGAGCGAGGTCTGATAGTGCGTTTGCTAACTCTTCTGGTGTGATGTCTTCAGCCATCTAGTTTACTTCTCTCGTTTTTTTCTTTGATCTCTTTCATAAACATTGCCATGTAAATTTCTTTTTCCCACGGAATCATGTTGTCCACATCAGATTTACTAAGTTTTGCATGGGACACAAGATAGTAGCATGTTTGATAGAAAGTTTGCAGACTGTCATACGACATGCTTAGGTAAAAAAATTCTCAAGACCCTCCAAGAATATTTCCTGCTCATGTCCACACGCGGGACAATTGATGGTTTCACGAATACAACACTTAGGAAAAGAATCAACCATTTCAAGAATACTTTTCACATGGGTCATCGAAAGAGATTCAATAAATTCAACTCTTTCTTTAATATCATAGTCACTAAATTTATGTATGCCCTGATCAGTGAAAACTGAGTCAATAACATAATGAAGAATTTCAACAGGGTTGCTATCGGTATATTTGGCTACTTGACCAATGTGTTTTGCTGGTACGGGAATCACTGAGACACCGATGTTTTGACCCAGCATCACTTTCGTATCCTTGGGGTATTCTTTGCTTGGCATAATATTGGACACGTTTAATGAGATTGGAAAAGTTTCTCCACAATCTTCACACTTCCATTTGATGTCGATTGTCTCTCCAACTGATCTGGCTCTCATGGAAACAAAAAGGTGTTCAAGATCACCATATGAGATGTTTGAAACATCGAGTCCACTCTCAACACAGTTTTCAACAACTTTGATCATCGAACTAACGATGTTTTCAAACTCCGCGTTTTCTTTCATCATCAACAAAATTTTCTCTTCTTTAACAAGAAACGGTCTAAACTTTACCCTCTTACCAGATGGTAGGGTTGTGTCATACTCAGGTGTCACGATTTTTGGGATTGCCATAATTTATCCTTTCATATTTTAGGCGAAGGCTGTTCCATCACCGGGGAACTGTGGTGTACCCGCCGGTCCAGCGAAGTCGGGAAGGCTTTCGCCAAAGACCGACTCTTGAATGATAAAGTTATTTACAATAAAATCTTTGAATGCAAATTCAACTGTAAATACAGTTAGGTCATTAGAAGTAGCATCATACTCCATGCCTGTTACGTTACGGGGAAAAACTTCTCTGACCAGATAACTGTTAATCATATTGTCAGATTGGTCAATCTGATTTATTTGTACATTTGAAATGTAATCATTTCGATAATTGTAGTATCCAACAAAGGGACTTTGGATTCCCTCCATCCAATTTATAAACGTGTTTCTTAATTTATTCTCTTTATCGGATATAAAGGTCATGTTTAAAGAACCCTCATAATTTCTTTGATAGGGTGCTTGGTAATCAACCGCCGTTGATTTGACATCACTCGTTGAGAACGAAATAGTCGGTGAGACGACTCGTCGTGTTCTTTTGGCTACCATAGATGCAAAGTGTCTGTTGTCGCCAAAGTTTTGAGAAATCGCTGACTGAAAAATCGGAGGATTGAGAGTAAATTCACAAGCAAAACGTGAGTTGAGGTGATAGCCATCTCGTTTGAACGATGATACAAAATCGTCAATGTTTGAGGGTTTGATCGGCTCTGTCATATGGATTCTCCACCATTATCTAGGAGATTTTTAATAATTTTTGCTCTACTTAGTAATTGAATATTGAGATAGTTTTTCTTTAAGAATGATTTTTCAAGAACTCCTGACAAATCGTCCATATAAAAATCATCCCACAACTTGTGTGATATTTCAAGACCACTAACACTACAGCGTCTTAAGTCATACTTTTTGATTGCGGGTTTTACCGTCGCGTAGGTTACTCTGAGTCTTTTCATTAACTCATAATTGAACAGAGAGCGAGCAAAGGTATCCTCACCAGATAATTTTTCTTTAAATCTATTGAGCAAGAGTCCTCTAAACTTTGGTGGAAGGTAAAACAGATTTAATCCTGTTAAATGGTGTCCTTTCACATTAATTGCATAAACACAGGGGTACACATGATAAAATGGCAATTCATTCCTCGTTTTGGGAAAGGCGTATCTAAAGAAATACACTCTTCCGTTCGACAGAATATTTTTTGGAATTGATCTCGGATTGATAACTCTTGACGTTGAGTTATTGATAGCGTCCGTTGAACTCTCTGGGATGCGAGTCCTCAACTGCTGAACAATCTCATCAAAAACATTGATTTCGTTATTTGCCAAAGATTTCCTTCTCCGTTAAAATTTTAAACTTCCAGCCTTTCTGTTCACAAAATGCACTCGCTGCTTCCCACTTTGCTTGATTTGTGAGATATGTTTTTGCTTCATTTAAAAATCTTTTGGTCCGGCGTTGTGGTTTTTTTGGTGGTTGAGTTTGCTTTGCGGGTTTGACCTCAATCATCACAGTCTCAAGTTTGCCTTGTTTATTTTTTGTTTCGATAATAAAATCGGGATAGTATTTGTGACGCTTTCGATCCACAGGTGACAAATATGGTATAGCCATCTCCTCAGATGCCCACTTGGTAACATTGGGGTTGTCATCAAAAATCTTCATACATTTCCGCTCCCACAGTGATCTATAAATAATTTTTGTAGGGTCGCCCATATATTTTGATTTATTCTTTGGATTATATCTTCCGCGATAAGCCATACATATATTTAGGAGTAATCATGCCGACTGAAGAAGAAGAAAACACCATATTTGGCGATGTTTCAGGCGATATTAACATTGGCTTTGGTGACAATCAGATTAACGATAGAGATCAAAGACAATTTCGGGTCAATCCAAATGCTGTTCGACCTGACGGTATTCCTGTAATTAAGGATATTACATTCCCTCCTGCGTTATCCTCTTTCTCGGATAATAAGTCTCCTGATGCAAACTTTCAGTATGTTAGATTTCAAGCATTTCATCGCAAAGGAAATCAAGCAAACGTCGCTATTGATGTAAATCCGGCTATTAACAATTTGAATCCCTTTGATACGAATATTACTGTTTCCGCAGCGGGTGATGAAGTCGGTGCAATTGAGAGCCAACAAGGCACTGGTCAAGCCAATCCAGAAACGAACCCTAGATTCAGCAGGGCAAACGCCGATAAGCCTAGTGACATTATTCGTCTTTATATTCCAAATGAATTAGATTTTACTGATAATGTAGAATATGTCACGGAAAGCACTGGAGATGTGGGCAAGATTCTTGAGAGTGTTATCGGGGGTAATGCAGGTAGACTTGCCGAATTGGGAAGCCTTGGAGTGTTAAAGAAATTAGATAATATGGCTTCAACAGTTGTTGAGGGGCTTGACCAATCAATCAGAGCAAAATTTGGATTTGCTGTGAACCCAAGAGAGGAAGCCTTATTTAAAAATACAACTTTGAAAACATTTAATATGAAGTTTACTTTCTCACCCAGAAACAAGTCTGAGGTTGAAAGTGTATACAACATTATTGAATCTTTTAGATTTCACATGATGCCAGAATTATCACCTTCAACATTTGTTCTCTTTGCACCAGCAGAATTTGAAATTGATTTTTTGTATAATGATTTTTTTGAGAACCCTACAGGTTTTGCTGAATTTAGAATCAACAACTCACTTCCAAGATTGGGTCGTTGTCTCTTAAAAAGTGTTGGTGTTAATTACTCACCAAACGCGAAGTCATCGTTTTTTCGTGATGGTACGGCTACTGAAATAAATATGGATCTCTCCTTCATGCAAGCGGCACACCTCAACAGACAAATGATTATGAAGGGATTCTAATGTATTTTAATAACATGCCACTCATTCCGTTTCCAAATAAAGACGGGACCACAACAAACGTCAAGGACATTATTCGTCGAGCCATTTTTAGTGACGAGTCGTATCTTAAGTTATCAAATTACGATTACTACACAGTAAAAGATACTGATACTCCCGACTCTTTGTCTCAAAAATTTTATGATAACCCGGCATTTCATTGGGTAATAATTCTTTACAATAATGCGTTTGATCCATTCTATACCTTTCCTTTGGCACAACAAAACTTAGATGAGTTCATCAACAAAAAATATGAAGGACAGTCACTTTTCATTTCACCCACCAACTCCACGGAGCCTTTCTTTGATTCCGCGTTAAACTGGGAACCTGCTGATGTAATTACGGTTTCATTTTTTGATGAACAGAACGCAGAGCAATTTAAAAACGAAGAGGTTTTCGCAAGAGTAAAGGAAGTAGACACTTTAAATTCTCGCCTTCAACTTGATAAGAATTATGGTCTGTTTAATGCTGGTGATCGAATCGCCAGAAGAAAAGATATTGT